ACGGAACCGTGTAGCTGTAGAATAAATAAATCTGTAGAATTTTTAAAAATAAAATATACACCAGAGTATTTTATTTTAGAATCTCCAAAAGTACCGGACGCAAAAAAATCGGAGGAGGCCGGAACCGTGTAGCTGTAGAATAAATAAATCTGTAGAATCCAACGCAGTGAGGCGTTGGAGTAGTCAAATCACAGACGCTAAAAGAGTCTGCCCCCAACGTATAGCACGTTCGTTCTGATTAATGTTTTTGAGATAAAACACGAATATATCAGATTCTCTAAATTTTTGAATCCAATCAGAGAATTTGTCTTCTAGATTCAGTTCTAGAATGGTAAAGTAGAATTGTAGATACGGAATCAGTTTTTCCTGATACACTAAAATATTCAGGTCTTTCACGGCTTTTCGTTTATTGGATGCATTCGCGTGGCGAATAGTGATACTCAATATATGCTCGACAACTTTGGTCAGTTCTGTTTGGTCTGGTACGGAAATATCAAACACTTTCTCCAACATGGCCATATCCACAGCTAGCAGATTCTGTGATTCGTTGAGATACATGTTAATATCTCGAATTCTAGATTCTAGATCTGGTGATTGCAGACCTTCGTTATATTTCTCTAAAACATTGGCGTTATACTTAGTTATAATATAACTAGGTCTGAGATTGATACATTCATCGGCCATAGCAATAGCGCGCTCACGCCCTTTTGCGCTGTAATTAAAGATACCGTCGTATTGTTTAATTGTACTAGAATAACGGACTGGTAGGTACTGCATTCGTTCCGAAACAGTGATACTTGATTGTAATACGGTTCTATACTCTTTCCATAACCATTTAACCATCATGAGGGGAGTATAAGTAGCTACCGGAGAAAAGGATGCATTACGACAGTAAACACTGGCTGCGTCGTGAAGGCCGTTTTTCCTCTTAGTATATATACTGTATGGATCATCCGCTCCGTAAAAGCGAAATAGGTTCATAATCTGTGTTTTGACATCCTGATCCTTAGCATAACTAGCAGAGTAGACCATAAACTTATACATATCGTATCCAGGTACCATAAAGTTCAGCATTCCGTAATTAGCATGATCGTAAGAACCAACATAACGGTCGTTAATATACGCAGAAACCATTCCAAAGTCTATTATTACCGGAATAATCTCAGGATCGTTGACATAATACATAGTGTTATCCATTGGAACCGTATAGCTGAAATTATCCTTTCTACGTACCATTACGTTACCTGCGTGCAAATCAAAGTGGGTAAAACGTACTTCTCGTTGCGCTACTTCCAAACCCAGCAAAAGTTGTATAAATACTAACAACCATTGGTTAAAACTGAGTTCCTTCGATTGCAACAACTTATCCACAGAATCACCGGGAATCTTTTCGTAGAGAACAAATGCCGTCTTTTTCGATCTTCCTATGCATATCTCACCAGTTTTGGTTGGTTTTGGACAAAGAAATGCACCCAAGGTGTAGACAAAACTAGGAATGAGATATCTGAGCTTGTTCAGAGCATTAATACCGATAAAGTACTCTCTCACCATTGAGTTAAATCCATAGGAACTGCGAGGTATTTTGATAACTACCTGTATATCTTCAGAAAGTATATCCGTAATATAGATGAAACCTTCTACGCTCTCCACCGGAAGTTTATCCATTTTTGTAATCCATTGGTTAATATGTTTGGTAAGATTATACAGTCCTTTTTCTCGTTTATTTCGCGTCTTAGTAGTGGATAACAATAGAGTGTCAAAGAAACAGAAAGCAGCTTTCATATCAGAACCACTAACAAATTTTTGATTCAGTATGTTAAGTACCGCGGTGGTGGATACTTCCTTTAAGCTATCTGTATATTTTTCTGTTATTTCACATAACTGGGAAGCATTTAACTGTTCTAAAATGAATTTCTCTTGTGAATTCTCCATTTTATAATAAGCCCCGGTGAATAATTTTATCTCAAAAAGTTCTTTTTGAGAAGGAAGCAGAGCGAAAATTAATATACCTGTGTAGTATTTTGCCCAGGAGCACCAAATGGAGCGGGCTTTTCGAAACGTCCTTGCATACTTTCCATAACCATATGGTTCATACGAGCCTTTTCCGAATCTCCAGATACGTATCCATGATGCATTCTATCTGTCATAGGAAGAGAGCCACGTGCATCGTAACCTCCAGGCTGGATCTTATGAGCCAATCTAGCATCACGTGAACCGTGCTCGGCGAAGCCACGAGCGGTTGGATTAGAAGTGAAACTGTTCACAGGCATGTTACGCTGTAACTCGATAGTGTTCTCGTGATCCATACGCTTATAAACTGTGGTATTACCAATATTGGTAGCAGCAGTGTATTCTGGTAGATTACGTGAAAGATCAATATTCTCATGGAAGTATTTGGTCTGTTCAACACCACTGCAAGCTGCATTGGCACTGATGTGTGTAATCTGATCACGAACAGGAAGATCAGATAGATCTAGAATGTCCTCTATAGCGGTATGATGTTTGTTAGAAGATACATTACTTACCACAGAATGTGCGTTAGCATCCTGTATGTATCTTTTTGGATTGAATTGATTGTTATCTACATGTTTGTTACCAACGTAGTTAGCTTGGGCACGAGCGTGTAAAGGATTATGGTCGATTTCCTTAGTAGGATTACCGATATGTTGCTGAGTGATATCCATCGTGCGAATACCAGAAGTAGCTGATGTTTTGATCGATGGTTGAATGACATATTTGACTTCGAATGGTTGAGAAATAGGGGTTTCCATTTGGTACACTGCCGTAGGACGAACACATGCTTTGAGGGATTCGGAATGTACTTCTTTTGTATCCTCAGATGTTCCGCATGTTCTCATCTTACGAGAGAAATCTGCAAAACCAGCTTGTGTATTTGCGGAAGTCCAGTTTCTTGGCATACGAGAAATCGGCAATAGGTCCTCCTGTAGAAGTACCGGAGGACGGAAAGCACCATTATCAATGATACGGTATGGAAGTTTGGCAGATTGGTTTCCTCCATCCATAATTCCTCCGGCACGCTGTCCTCCGTTACTACCATTATTGCTGTAAGAGACACTAACGAAAGGATTAACACCTCTTGCATAGACTTTGATAGCCTCACAAGCACGATCACTGCTCTGATCGATTATTTCAGTAATAGAGTTCGTATCGCCAACCTTATCGATCTTCCTAGTATAGAGCGACTTGGGAGGGTCACGTAAAATATTTGAGTTACTAGACCACGCATCTACCGAAGGTAAAGTTACCTTACCATGATTTGTGATCATTGAATATGATAAACCTCCTGCTGACATTATTTATTATATAATAACCTTTTTTAAGTTTTGTTTCCATTCAGACTCCAGTTGAAATTCCAACAGTGCCCACGTAATGATTCATTTTTACCACGATGATATTTACGAGTAGGTTTTATTTTTATGTCATTAATAAAATGTATCGCGACAGTATTGGCGAAACTAGAATGTGTGTACAACAAATACTTCCTCAACATCGTAATGAATTGAAAGCCATTTATCAGCCTGATTTGTCTCCCGAGCACCAACAACGCTTAAGAGCCGCCTTTTTCTCAAAGAAATTGTGGCCCGCTGGAAGCAAAATTCGTATCGGTTTTTTGGATAGCGGTAAACAGATTTCGAAAACATCAGCGCATGATATGAGAGAAACTGGTAAAGGAAAAATGGATCCATTACAAGATCAAGTTGCTCAGATGTCTGTACATCAAATGATCCGTAAGATTGTACGTGAACGTATTCAACCGTTGGTTGATCTACAGATTACCTTTGTAGACAAACCAGAACAAGCTAACGTGCGAATTAGCTTTGATCCAACCGGAGGAGCCTGGTCATTAGTAGGAACCGATCACTTACACCAAAAATCCGGTGCTACGATGAATCTAGGCTGGTTTGACGTAGCTACTACCATGCACGAGTTTGGTCATATGTTGGGTATGATTCATGAACATCAGAATCCAAAAGGGGATAAGATTAAGTGGAATGATAGCGAGGTGTTTGCATGGGCTCAATCCACACAGGGGTGGTCAGATAAGACCACCGAAGAGAATATCATTCAACGTTATAATAGAGATTCGATTAACGGTTCCAGCTTTGATCCGTTGTCAATCATGCTCTATTTCTTTCCTGCTAGCTTGACCACTAATAAAGTCGGTACTCATCAAAATTTACGATTATCTGGTCTGGACGTGTTATGGATTAATAAAACGTATCCATCCAAAGACAAGATTACTCCTGAAAAGTTTTATGAACAGGTATACAAACAGAATCTTGAATCCTCTATCAAAGAAAGTGAACGAGAGGCCAAACAATTTGATAAGGGTGGAGCAATTGATTGGAAGTCAATCGGTATCGGTGTTCTAATCGTGGTTATTATTCTATTAATAGTCTCTGTTATTTGGTGGTTTGTGACACAAAAGCGTGCCACTGGACGCCATGATAGAATCTATGATAGAATCTATGATAGAATCTAGTCTGTGATAGAGTGTAAAGATCTGTGATAGAGTGTAAAGATCTGTGATAGAGTGTAAAGATCTGTAACTACATAATAGTTATAGATAACGATATTAATAAGAGTTATTGCTACGTAGCGGACTCGAGACATTATGTAAGTAGCAATTACTTTCCAGCTACCATGAGTCAAACTAAATCCGGATTAAGTTTTCTATTGTATTAGTAAAATGGAATACAAGAAGCTAAAAGATACTTGGATAGGTATTAGTCCATATAATTTGAATGGTGGTCCCGTAGAACAGTATTCTGGTCCTGTTACATTATCTCTTCCGGAATGGCAACAATATGTAGCCAGTGGAAAGAATGCTCTATTAGGTAGCGGTGGCGTAATCCCTGGACCAGTAATAGCTTCAGGGTGGGCTGGACAAGCCGTTTACAGAGGACATGTGAGGCAATCTTATTGATAGTAACTGATATAAATTATAGGATGGTAAATATAATCTATTGAAGATTTTCTGTACTATAACTAAATGGAGAAACGTACAATAATTATCCTAACCATCGTATCGACAGTATTGTCGTTGTTGTTTATTCTCTTCTCCTATTTTGGTATCACTAGATACCTGTCCTTGCACTGTCAATCTTGTGATGGCTTTGTAGAAGAGTATAGTAATCTTCCTAAAGCTAGCAAAGATCGAGTGGTTATCTCGTTCACTACTACTCCCGACAGAGTCGAAAAATTAAAACCCATGATAAACTCTATCCTAGATCAGACTGTTAAAGTAGACCAAATTGCCCTAGTTATTCCCTACAAGTACAAGGGTCAAAAGTATAATCTACCTAAGTATATCAACAATGTGGCCAATGTCTTTCCTTCCGGAAAAGATTATGGTAAGGGAACGAAACTTATTCCGATTCTACTTAGAGAAAAGGAGAAGGACACTATCATCGTTGCGGTGGACGACGACAGAGTATACGGAAAGGACTTTATTGAAAGTATGATAACAGAGGCTGAGAAGAACCCAAATACTGTTCTTATTGACAAAAGTGGAGCTGTTATATTGGTAAAACCGGAATACTATGGTTGTGATGTTATTGATCGCAAGAAAGAAAAGTTTGATAACAACTGGTTCCTGCAAAAGGCAGAGAAGAACAAGGTTGTGGATTACGGTGAGAACTACAAATCGTTTTAATACTTTATAAAAACAGATAAGACAATTTTGATTTTGCCTGGAAAAATCAAAATCTTGTGGGTTGCGTGGTTTGCGGTGACCGATCCTAAATCCGCAACTTTTTCTCCTCGGACACCGCAATTCCGATACTTCAGTCTTAATTTGTCGCAGTATCGTTAAACATACTGTACATCTCCTGAATCCAATCAGGAGGATCACGCCCAGCTATTTTACCCTTCCAGGAGTGCATACGATGCTTGTCAAAGAAATAATAAGTACGATACGCAACAACCGAATCGTCATCCTTATACATGTCTGGCATCGCTTGAGCGGGTGTAGTAAAGACATCATCCGGTATAGGAGGAATCATCTCGGACATATCTTTTATGTAAGACTCGCTAGCGTGACGTTTACCATAGCGGTAAGTATATTCTTTGGACAGTTCGAGACCTAGCTGACAAAGCCAGTTATAGTTGGCAACAGACTCTCTAGCCCAGATAGTACAGGGGTGGTTCTTGTGAGCGAGCTTGTAGGGTGGATCGTGAAACTCGTGATCAGGATCTACAATATGCCATACGGCACAGAGCATTTGAGCCGTTTCAAGTATCATTTTTACGACATGTTTGTCGCAATGCATCATAGCACATATTCGAGGAATCATATGTAAAAAGAAAATGTTCATTTGGTCACATAATTTATTTGTGGTATCTCAAATAATTTTTCAATTTTATATAGTATAAGCCACCTACTCCAGTTATAACAATAAAATCCGCTACGTGAGTTGTACTGATGTTCATGTTTGTAGGTTGACTAATATAGCGGAATTACGACAATTATTTTTAATAAAAATTAAAATGCAACATATTTATAAATATGTTGCATTCTTGTGGTCAAACACATTTTCAATTGAAACTTAACAGCAATGATTTTACTCTTGATGTTGACGATATTGAAAATTATCAACCACCTAGCCTGTCTACTACATCTAAGAAATTATATACCGCTTATTTAGGTCAAGTAACAGTGGAAGTTATTGGAAATGGAGATACTGTATCACTCGAAAAATATCACACAGTTAATAATAAACAACTACTAGTTAAAGTTGTTGATGCTCAAGAACATAATATTTCCGAAAAAAGACAATATACACTTAATAAACTAAAATCACTAACAGCAAAAAAAATAAATATACAAGAAAATGAATATTACTATGTTTTAACCTTGATGTGTATGAAGAAATTCGCACAGATTAATAACAATTATACACTTATTAACAACACTCATAAACTTCTACAACCATTTCTAGATAATAGTGTTATTGTTTCTCGTGCCATAAAAGAATATCCAGAGTTAGTAGAAGCAAATCCAACCAAATCTCTCACCAATTATAAAAAAATATATCAAAAAGTTATCTCTTATAACAGTTCTGTAGATATCTTCTTCAGTACATACAACTATTTAGACTTTCTTTTTTCTACAACCGAAATGGTCAGTGTAAATAACCTCGATGCTTTAATCAGTATCAATAGTGTTCCAAACCTAGACAACGCGTTCTTCACAGGTAAATATATGGTTTATGGTTCAGGTGATAAGATGTTCTACCCTCTGACATCACTTGATGTAATTGGTCACGAACTTTCTCACGGTCTTGTAAGTGGAACAGCCAATTTGGAATACAAGGGTCATTCCGGGGCTCTTAATGAAGCGTTTGCTGACATCATGGGAACTATGTTCGAGTTTTACATGTACGATAAACACCCAAATCTTTTTGGTAAAAAGGATTGGTTTATAGGAGAAGATCTCGGAATGGATAAACCATTCTTGCGTAGCATGGAAGAACCAAATAAAGGCAATCAACCTGACAAGTTCAAAGGTAAACATTATCTTAATCCTAATAGTCAAATGGATTTCGGAGGAGTTCATATCAACTCTGGTATCATTAACTATTGTTTTTATCTTGCGTCCCAACAAAAAGATAAATCAACCGTCTTGAAAACATTTATCGACTGTCTTAAAAAACTTGAAAAACACTCAACATTTATGGACTTCCGTGACGAACTCAAAACTATAAGTCAAAACGACCCTATGATTTTATCAGCATTAAATAAAGTTGGGTTAAACGACACAGCAGTAAGTGATTATAACCCAAGAAGTTCACGCAGACCCAGACCCAGACCCAGACCCAGACCCAGACCTCATCCTCCTCATTGCAATCACTGCCCAACTCATTGTCCCCCACCTCGA